GCCGGTCGGCTGGTGCTCCTCAGGCTTGAGCGCGAACGAGTACACGTTGATACCCGTGTCCGGCGCCGAGGTGTGGTGCTGGAACGGCTGAACCTGATCGAAGTAGGTACCCAGACGTTCCGAGAAGCGATCCTGGCCGTTGAGCTGGAGCTTGGCGGTGATAACTGGGTTCTGACCCCAGCAGTGCATGCCCAGGGCAGCCTTGGTGAGGACGACCGAGCCGGCCATCGAGACAGATGACTGGAGAGCACGGTTAGCCGACGGGTTGCTCTGATCAACGCCGAGTGGCGACGGGACCAGATTGGTCGTGGTGCCGCTGAAGAAAGTCTGAGCACTTCCGACATCCGTAGCGTCCTCAATCGGGATGTCATCACAGTTAGCCGCTGGCAGCTGCACAGTGGCGTTGGTGAAGATGGTGTTCGAGAGCGACGTCGGCTCAATCTGGAGCGACCACGGGGCAGCCAGCGTCTGGAGCGAGTCGCACTCAGAGAGCGCCCAGTCGTGAATCAGCTCAGTGCTGTCGTTCTGCGGATTGGTGTAAGCGAACGAGGCGCGCGGGAGCACGTCAATCGCGTCGGTGTAGTTGAACGGCTGGGCGCCGAAGACGGCGTAAAGACCCGAGGCGCCGCACGAAGAGCACGAGCCGCAGGAGCCCGTGGTGCAAGCGTAGTCGGTGTTGTCCGCAATGAACGAGCCGCAGTAGTCAACGTTGGCGTCTGGCTGGACAACCCAGATAAGCTCCTTCACCGGGTGGTTGAAGTTGAGCTTGATCTTGTTCGAGGTGGAACCGATCGACTCGTCCCCAGTGAACTGGAGCTGAGTGATGAGGTACTCGTGCGGCGACTGAGCCATCTTGCGACGCTCGTCGGTGTCGAGGAACACGTAGTCTACGTAGATCGATGCCGACACGAGCGAGAGGGTGTTGTAGAAGTAGGTCTGCTGCATGTTGGTGGCCGAAGCCGACGACCCAGGCCACTTGGGCTGGCCGCTGACAGCGTTGGCCTTGACAGCCCACAAGCACTGCTCGAGCAGGTTGAACTCAAGGTTGATCTTGACCTCGTGGTACTGGAGCGCAATGAGCGGGATCGCGAGACCTGGGTTGTTGCAGAACCAGAACTGGAGCGGCACGTACAGGGTGGTCTGCGGAAGCGCGTTGCGGATCTCGCACTCTTGCGGCGAGACGGTCCCAGCCGAGCACGGGGTGTCCGGGGCGTCCTTCCGGCGGCCGTTGGCCAGGAAGGTCAGCTGGGTGGTCTGACCCACCATCTTGTCGTAGCCACGGCGCTTAGCATCCGAGAGCGTCAGCTGGTTCCAGATGTGCATCGAGTCACCGTACTGGCGATCAATGCGCTGGCCACCAATCTCAACCTCGACCTGCGAGATCAGCTGCTCACCAGGATAGTTGAGCCAGCGTGCCGTCGCAAGATCGTCGCTGTCAGTACCAGTGGAGCCGCCCGAGAGCGTACCCGAGATGGAGCAATCAACCATCGGGAGCGTCACCTGGAGGTACGCCCGGTATGCGAGGTCACCGTTGCGCGAGATGACGCACTGGACACGGCGACCGAAGTCGGCCTGGCCATTGAACGTCTGCTCGATCGACTCCACGGCAAAGTTCGTGTGGCGCCGGTACGTGACCTTCCAAAACGTGATCTCGGGGTTACCCGTGAGGTAGACGTCCTGCGGACCGTAGGCCACGAGCTGCATCAATCCTCCTCCCATCGCTTAACTCTTGTGCAGAAAAAAAATTGAGCCAAATCGTCCAAAACTAATCTAAGGGAATTGCGCAGACCTCCCTTATGTGGAGGCAACGATCAACTCGCACCATTCCACAGCCCAAACCGAGCCGTCGTACTCTCGATCGGAAACACCAAGACAGGATCGCAATGATCGAACAGGACGAACAGAACCTAGACAAATGGGATAACGAACTTGAGCAGCTAAAGGCGTCTATTGAGGCTCCAACCACAAACGCCGCCGTTTGTACCGTCCCCACACACGACGCCGCCTCGGTGCTCAGGCAGATCGCTCAGCTAGAACGACACATCCGCAATGCCCGTAAAGCTCGCCAAGAATATTACCTCGAAAACTCTCGTGAATTGTTCGAGTACTTCGAACAACGCCAAAAGGAGAGCACAGAGCCAACTCCTGAGAATTCGGCCAAGATCGATGCGTTCTTCTTCGGGCGTAGACACGGTGCGGTTCAGAACGAGGGCGCCGCAGAAAGATATCGTGCCGCCACTGAAGTTGAGGATGTGATGGCCGAGATGACGGTCAGTCGTGAATTTCGGTGCCAATGTGGTGGCGAAATGGTGCCGATCGAAGCCGAAGGAATGCGCACCTGCCGAGCCTGTGGACTCTCCAAGCCCTTCATGTCTGAAAATGATCGGCTCACTTATAAGGAGCCACCCAAGGAAGTCACCTTTTACTCATACCAACGCATCAACCACTTTCGTGAGATTGTGGCGCAATTCCAAGGCAAAGAGTCGACCAACATTTCGGATGAGGTTTATGCGCGGATTCGGGCCCAACTAAAGAAGGAACGGCGTAGGGCCGGCGATCTGAGCGTCATAGAGAGAAAGGAATTGCTTAAGAAACTCGGATTCAATGGCCATTACGAACACATTGCTTTCATCTGGAACAAGTTGGGAGTGTCGCCCCCAGTGGTCCCCCCGAGCCTAGAGCAACAACTCTTTAGCCTCTTCAGCATCGTAGAGAAGCGTTATGCGGTCCATTGCCCGGAAGATCGGGTCAACTTTTTGCACTATTGCTATGTGCTGTATAAGCTGTTTGAACTCCTTGGGGAACGAAAGTACCTCAAAGACATCATCATGCTTAAGGATCCAGCACGGACGGCAGAGCAAGACGTGGTATGGAGGAAGATATGCAAGGATTTGGGGTGGGCATTTGTGCCGACACCCTAGAGTAAATGCCTAGCGCCTAGAATTATGCGCTTGGGTCTAAGGGAAGGGGTTAACTGGCGTGGGGTTGAGAGGGATTCAACTAGCCAGGGGATTAACCAGCCAGGGGTTTTGAAGGGGACTGCAAGTCCCCTCAAGCGGACCGCGGGAAGCCAACCAGGTTGGCACCGATGCCGAATCCTGCGGCTGTACGGGCAGCCTCACCGTAGCCTCCCGGTGAGTAGACGTCGAGCACGGCGAAGGTGGCAGCAGCTGTCAGCGCAATTAGAGCGACCTCGTCGATGCGCATCGACTTGGCTGGGATCACGAACGCAGCGATCGCAACAACAATACCCTCAACGAGGTACTTGGCAGCGCGGCTCAGAACTTCTCCGATCGTGATCATCTTGGTACATGTACAGAAAAAAAGTTGTCGTGACTCGAGAGGCAAGAGGAAGCGGGGGGTCGTAGGGGGGCGGGGGGTCGTAGGGGGGCGGCTGGGATGGGTTCTGGGGACGGAGTCCCCGATAGCCCCCTACAATGCGTTAGGGACTTAGAAGTCTAGTCGCTTTCACACTTACGAATGGATATCCCGAATGATGGCAAGAGCGCCCCTGAACCCGTCCACGTCGATCTCCTCGACGAAGACAAGGTCATTCCAGGGCAAAAGTTCTGTTGTCTTTCGTTCGTTTCCCCCGAGAAGATCATCAAGGAATTTGACATGTTCAAGTTTGAAAAGTTCATCGACCAGTACGAGTGGGAACGTACCGCCGACATCTACATTCGGTTCGTCCAGTACCTTTCGTACAAGTACGACTTGGCTTTCAATGAACTGGTGACCGATCTGGCCGAGTTCCGTGAGCAAGAGAAGGAGAAACTGGAGGGTGCTTCGTGTGCGGGCCATTACAAGACTTTTGTGGAGCAGAATGAGGACAAGCTTCATCAGGATTTCAGCAAGGCGCACAACTTTCAGACCTCGGTTCGGGGGTTAAAGGTGCGGGGGTCTTTTGAGTCCTTGGAGGAAGCGCAGAAGCGTGCCGAATGGATTCGGAAGCGCGACCCGCACCACAGTGTCTACGTGGGTGAGGTGGGCAAGTGGATGCCGTATCATCCCGATGCCTACAAGACGGGCAAGGTGGAGCACCTTGAGCAGGAGCTCAACACACTGATGCACGAGAAGCTTAAGAACGAAGAGGAGGCAAAGGATCACTTTGAGCAGCGTGTGGCGATGGCCAAGCAGAAGGCGATCGAAGCGAACATGCAAAAGGCCGAGGCAACGGGCAACAAACTGACGCAGCGCCTAGAGGAAGACGGGCAGCTAGTGGGCGCCAACACGATGTTCCAGGAAGATATCATTCATACCTACTCGGGGCTCAAAGGCGAGCTGACGGGAGAGGACGGACGGGCAATAGAGGGAGCGCCGATAAATGGCATTGGGCGGGTGGACGTGGCAGACCTGTTGGCGGCGGATGCCGGGATTGCTGCTGATGACAAGGGCGACAAGCCCGAAATCGTCTGAGAGTGAACATGAATGTAATTGGTCTTGAAGGGGGGTTGTGGGGGCAAGGAGAAGCAAGGCGCAGCTAAGTCATCCCCTACCAAGTAGATTTTCGCACCGTGATTTTTGGCTTTGATGCGGTTCGACCTCCGATTTCGCTAAGGTCCTCGTCCTTATCGCACTCGGGTAGACTTCCCACTTGCCAATAGTCTCGGCTACCCATTCGGTAGTCAGCGTGTGGCTCGGCCTTGTACCAAAACACCTGGTCGGTCAGCTTATTCGACTTGACATTGTTGTTGATCACCAGACATTCGTAGTTTTCGGTGCATTGCTCCATCACTTGGACGAATGAGTCGAACGTTGGAAACATACCAGCATAATTTTCGTATATCCGTTTCTTATTGCTCATGTAGGTTTCACGAAGGATGAACACGTAATCGACGTTGGTCCGCAGATTGGGTGGAATACCCAGTGGGTACTGCATGGTGATGACCACCATCAGCTTCCAATGACGGCCGTTCATGAACATCATACGCACCAACTTATCACGAGCCCACGAATCATCGTACAAGCAATCATCCATAATGAGAAAAGCGCGTGGATCAAAGTTAGATTCACGGCCGGTTGCCTTTTGTTCGTCTCGCATTTGCTCCAGCACCTGACGCTGGCGAAGCATCAGTTGCTGGATGATCGTGACGTCATACTCGTCGTGGATGAACCGAGGCGGTACCATGTTTTCGTAAAAATGATTTCCCGCTTCCGTTCCCGAGATGACCGTCCCCACTGGGATGTCCTGATGATGGAAGAGAAGGTCCTTTACCAAGAACGACTTGCCGGTGTCCCGACGACCGATTAAAACAATAACTGGACCCTTGTTTTCATTTGGCAAGAAGTTGATCCACCGCATATCAAACTGTTTCAGTTCGATCGACATCTGTTATCATTTTAGTTTTCTAATTGATGTCGATGAGCGCAACCCTTAGAATGCGGTCGCTAACCCTAGCTCATTTGTCCACCCCCATCAACAGCATCCCATGCTCGAGTTTGCCCCAATGCAGCTGTTCGATACCTGGAGGGACAACCTCTTCGGAACAGCCGAACAGTACTATGACGTTACCCATTGTCAGCTGTACGCCCCACATCACGAACGCTTCTTCAACCTCGACAATGACAATCGAAACACTATCACCATCGCCCCTGCACAGCACATCATCCGCTTCGCCCCAGACGACACTGCCGAGGTCGATGTCAGCGAAGAACACGATGGATCGGCGACAACCACCGTACCGGTCCACGTCAAGTTCTGTCCATTGGTCGATGCGCTGGACTATCTAGTTAACGGCAACGACACCGCAGAACAGGCCTTGGTGTTGCCGGTCTCAACTCATCCCGTCCCCCCCGAACTTGCCAACACCCGTGCCAACAGTATTCATAACCGAGCATACACCGATGCCTTCTTCGTTTACCTCAGCAGCCGCCTTCGCAACAATCATCAATTCATCAATGCCCTTGAATACTACGGACTATTCACTGGCATCCGCCATAATCATCAAATCGATATCGCTAACGACCTAGACGAACTGTGGGAATCCGAAAGTTTCCTGGGTGGCCTCGATGACCGATTCACCATGGACGCCGAACCGATGAAGGACGCCTTCCTCGCTATGCAAGAGCAGCTTCGACAAGAGCACGGTGGGCAAGATGATGCAATATCGGGATCCAAAACACCCCTCTCCATTCAGTCGTTGTCAACTCAGCTTGTGACCCTTAACTCATCCCTTTTTGACATTGAAGAGCTTGAAGCCCCCCCAACCGCCGCTTCCCAGCCCACCACAACCCACCCACTTCCTCTTGCAGAAGAACTTGAACCGTACGAATTTCCGTCGTACGACGCTGTCGAACAACTAAAGCAAACCACACTGGAAGAAGACAATGATGAAAACGGCGACAGCAACCGGACCAGTGTGACCGACCCTGGAGAGTTGGCACATCTCCGCAGCCTTCGGCTACGGAAGAAGAAATATTCTAGAGGGGGTAAGGGGAAGAAGAGTGGATCGGTTAGCAGCAGTAATTCCGATTCTGATGATGAAGTCAGTGACAGCTTGGGCAGTGGCGTTGAAGGTGGTTCTGAAGGATCTGGCACAGAGAGTGATTCGGAAGTAGGCAGTGCCGTCGAGGAACATCCCGTGTGGTGTACCATTCCCCAAATTGCTGTGGCTGCGATCGTTCAGGAACGGATGGATCGTACTCTGGAAGATCTGATCGATGATCCCGATGTGTTTTTTGAAGAAGCCGAGTGGCGTTCGTGTCTGTTCCAGATCGTTGCCGCTCTGCACGCTTACAACACAGCCTACGATTTCGTTCACAACGACCTGCACGCTGGCAACATCATGTCAACTCCTACACGGATACAGCATTTGGTCTATCGTCACCGAGGAATGGTCTACAAGGTTCCCACCTACGGTCGCATCTTCAAGATCATTGATTTTGGCCGGGCTACCTATCGCTTCGGTGGCCTCACCTTTCTCAACGATTGCTTCGACACTGACAATGATGCGGCAAATCAGTACAACTGGGACCGATTGTACGATCCGTCCCAACCGCCCTGCTCACCTCACCCCTCTTTCGATCTCTGTCGGTTGGCTTGCGGGCTCTATGACTATTTTGATGCTGAAGGCGATTACGGCGACGATTCCGACGACACACCCGCGTCGGGTGTTGCTGCGATGATTGCTCGGTGGTGCCAAGACGATTCGGGGCGGAACATGCTCTACAAAAGGACGGGCGAGGAGCGATATCCAGGCTTCAAGTTATACAGGATGATTGCGCGGAAGGTAACACGGCATGTTCCGGCGGATGTGTTAGAGGACGGTTGGTTCAGCAGTTTTCGTTTGCATCCGAAGAAGGCCAAGAAGCTGTTGGGTAATATTGACACGATGATGGATTTGGATGCCGTTCAGCCCCAATACTACGTGAAAGAGCAAGTTTAGAAGGGTGGTTCCTGAACAAATATGGTGGCGGTGGGGCGTGCTTGCGTCTTGAGCAAGAGGTGGGCGGCGATGCTGGCGATTCCAGCGACGATTCCAGCCCCCAAGAGTTGACGACCCTGAATGGCGATGAGCGCTATTCGGGGTTTCTTTTTCGAGTTATTGGTCAATCTCTTGCCTAGCAAAACGAGGGCAACAAACAGAAGTCCAGACACTAGGCCGAAAACCAAGAGGTCTTCCATCAAATTGGGCTAACATAGAGGACGACACGATTGTGGTGATGTGTAACGTGTTAACTCTGGAGGGGAATAGGGTAACGTGAGTTAACTCAGAATGTCGAAGTGTCGATATGGAGGGTGGGACGGTTAGCGCCGCTCATTTCGCCGAGGTTAGAAGTGACGTCTTGCAGACCGCTGGATGTAAGAGGGGGGGGAGGGGGTGGTGGTCGGGTTGTTGGAGCGGGGGGGGATGGTGATGGCTTGGGAGCGATGAGCCGAGTTGATGACTGCTGGGGGTGAGTTGACAACAAGTCCTTGGTGAATACGAGTTCGAGTGGCGGACCGGCGGGTGGGATTGGCGAGGGAGGCACTGGGTGCATATTTATTTCGTTGCGGCGGTTGGTGCCCATGTCGAGCACCTCGTTTTTATCGGCAAAGCCGACCGAGAACGACTTAACTCCCGCCCGGTTCGTTACGTCATTGATGACGTCATTGGAACTTGCCCCTCTGGTTGTTCCCGCACTCGCACACGACTCTAATTCATCGTCATCATCATCGTCGTCTTCCACAGCCGGACTCAACTCGGGCAGCCCCGTCGCCTTGATCAGCTTAACCTCCGATTCGATGTCCGAATCAGCCTTCTTACTCTCACCACCCCTCTTGTCAACTGCGTCGTCGTCATCCGTCTCGGTCAGAATCACTTTGGCTTCCTCCGCTTTGGCTTCCTCCAATGCCGCTAAACGGATCTCCTCGGCCTCATCGATGTAGGCACGCAGAATCGTCTCCACTGGCAACGACGCACGCACCGCCGTTAACACACATTCCCGCACAATCTTCTCGCACTCGTGCATGTTTCGCTGGTGGTCCAAATCCGACAGATCACGCTGAAACAAATACGCATAAGTCCACATTTTGCGGGCCGTCTCACAGTAGACCCGGTGGACAAAGTGATCAAAATCCGGTGGATCAATCTCGATCCGCTTCGGCTTGTGTCCCACCCGCACCGACGACAGGATTCGTAGATGAATAATGTGAACTGCCGTCACCAGATCAGGCAAATAACCAATCTGTGCCGCCTCGGTAATTCGGTCTACCTCTCGAGATATCAGCGCCGCATTCCACCCGGGTATACGAGCCAGCATGTTTTGGAACGTTTTCAGGTACATCTCGGGTTCGCCCTTTTCCTTGCATAGTCTCTCTGCCTCGTCCACAATCGAATTCACACCCTGCAAGATGGGAGGTGCGATTGCGTCAATCAGTTGCATCGTAAACTCATCCTGAGCGTGCCGGAAATCGCTCAGCAAATCGTTGCCGATGACACCGCTGCCATTCCCGTCAAGAATCTGCTCAAAGGACATGGATCCCTAGATCCACAAGACATCGCTCAACTCACGACATGACCGCACGATCTCGTCGAAGCATATATCCAATCATCAGCAACCCCACAGATTCGTCATGGACCTTGTTTGCCGCAATTATCGCAGCCACCACCGAACGCCACCCCACTCTCTTTGCCTCAGCCTCTTGTTCCAACCATTCTAAAACTGCAACCACCGAAATCCCCCGCTGCCGAACCCAGGCCGTCGCCTGACCGGGCCCTAGATTCCTCAACTCTTCCACACTCAACTTCTCTTGCATTCCAGAATAATCCAGGTGTTTTATTGAAAACAACTTCACATTATCCTCTTGCGGATCACAACTGATTGAAACAAAGCGAGAGTGAAGTGGCTGAATGATCGAAGAAGTAGAAGTGGACATTGCCAGACAACGACACTTGTCTTGATCAATCTCCATTGTTCGCCGCAAGGCAAACTGAGCGTCGGGACTCAGTCGATCAAAACGATACAATATGACAAGAGCGGGACGGGGGTGTCGGGGTCCACGGGTGAATGGCCGAAGAACATCGCGAACCGTGGCGATCCCACCATTGGCTTCACACTCTTGCACCATAACATCTCCATCCGACATGGATCGTCCAATGCGTGCCATGAATTCACGGAGGGCTGCGGTAAGCGTATGTTCGTGTCGACCCACGAACATAAGATGCGGAAACAACTTTCCCATTGACAACAGAGCCTTGGCTGTGTTTTCATTCCATACCAACATCGAAGAAGTTGGCTTTTAATTCATCTGCTCTTGCAACTAACTTAGTTGCCCCCTGGGATGTACGGATTCGAATTCAGCTGGCTAAGGATCTCGCCGTAGCTGTTGGCATCCGCACCTGATCCCCCATAGGTTGACTTGGTGTGCGTGAGTTGACCTACCTGCCGGGTGTCGGCTCCCGACGCAATGACCGGTGCCATTCCACCCAGATAGTTTTGAACTTTTGGGGTGTTGCGCAGTCGGGTCTCACCCTGGTTGTCGTTTGACATTGCCAACCCACCGCTTGTGGTGTAAGAGACATGGAGATCCGAACGATGGCTCGGGACGTAGGCGTTCTGCGTGGCCTCACGGGACATCATGCTTTGGTGGCTTCCAGCACCAATTAGCGGAGGAGTTGACACATCTTGCTTGCGGGGAGCACCGTAGTCGCTCTCTATCCCCCAACCCATTGCACCCAGCACCGTGCCCGAAGCGGGTCCGACCTCGCTGGTCAGCGTCGTCTCACGCAGCGTGGCCTTGGGTTTGTCGCCGAAGCGCTGATATATTCCTTCGTGTCCTGATGGTGCAATAAGCTGCGATGCAACGGTGGCGCTCTCCTTCTTCTGGAGCTTGAAGGTGCCGAGTACCGGCAGGATGACCTCCCGTGCCAGACCCAATGCCGCACCGTAGAAACTGCTACCTAGACCGCTCCCACGTCCCGTTGGCAATGCCTTGTCGTCATAGCGCTGCACATAACCTGGGGCTCCGTATTGCTGAGCTGGGCCTTGCACCCGGTTGCCCATATCGACTGCTCCTACCCGATGCACGGGGTTAGGCGTCTGGTCCCGTCGTTCTGCAAGAGGAACTGATGTGCCGGCTGGGCCGGGTTGCAAGGAGGCCCCGAGGCCACGGTCCGAATGCGGGGTACCGTACTCTTCACGGGATGTCACCGCCTCGCCCCAAGCGCTGCCCGCCACCGGCATTAGTCCCTCGCCCAGTTCCATTGTGCGATCCGGACCCTTTTGGTGCTGTGCGCCAATCTCGGCACGGAGACCATAACCCGATTTGCCACCCAGGATTTGGCCAGCGTAGGACACCTTGGGCTTGTTGGGAGCCCGCAGCTGGTCCACAGTGTAAGGCAACCAGCTCTCGCGAGCACCAACGCCAGCGTTATAGCCGCCAGCTCCCTCGTTCGTGCTGGTACCGAGACCTAGACCTGGAGCCACCCGCTGCTCCTCAAACGGCTTGGCGTTGGCGATTCGTTGAGACGGCACCTGACGGCACTGCAAAAAATCGGTATGGCACTGCATTCCGTAAGGTGTGCCGTGGTTGGGTGCAGGCTTGAAGAGCGGTGCGCTGCCGCGGTGGTGGATGTGCTGGCTGCCGGCACCGGTCATGTGGTCCATCCGAGCCTCGACCGCTTGGTCTGGAACAGATTGGGTTATGTTGGCTCCAAAGAAAGGCTGCAAGTTGTTGTGTTCCAGTTCATTAGCGGTCATCTGTTGTCCGGTGAGCGATGTGAAGACGCCGGGGCGCTGCTGAGCTTGGTTGGAGTAGCGAACAGCCGACCAGTAGTTATCGGTCGCCTCCTTGTCTGTGTCGTAGTAGTGGAGGCTGTTGTAGGGAGTGGCAGGAGTGGCGACGGGATAGTTGGGGGTGGCAACGTTGAAGGCTTCCAGGGGGTGAGGGACAACAGGCGCGGCTTGGCCGCCGCCGTGGTGGGCGTAGCCATTGCCATGCGGAGCGGCAGCATTGACATGATCAGGCACCTCGACGGTTTCGGGCTCGGCAACTAATGCCTTTGCCGAGACGACCATGGCACGAATCTTGTTGGCGAGGGTCATTGCTACTCTCTTGCTACACAATGTCCGTTGGCTGCTTCCCTATCACAGCGTGCCAAAGGTGTCACGCAAGAAGTTCCGCGAGGGAGCGCCAGCCTGATGCAAAGTAGAGTTGATGGGCATGTCGTCACGCACTGGCGGCCCAGGGGGCATATCAACCAACGGGTTTCGGACATCACGGGCGGGAAACTCGAGCCGGGCCGCCATCGGTTCGAGATCAACACGCTGTCCAGATTCAACCGGGATCATTCGGGTGTTGAGCACGGTCTGGGCTTGGTGTCCGTACTTGCCTAGAGGAACATCCAGGCTGCGAAGGGAGGACTCGATATCGACGGGCAAGAGACCAGCGGTCGAATATGGGCGACTGGTACCAAGACCTACACCACGGCTGCCTGCGGCGTCCACCGCAAGATCGGTAGGACGGGCGTGCATGTATGAAGAAAATTGCCACATTTGCTGGGTGTATTGGGAGAGGTTCTCCACATCGCCCTTTTTTCGGCCCTGAAGCATTGCCATTCTGTGATGTGCTAACCTTGTTGTGGATTAGTTTTTGACCAACAACAGCATCAATCCGTAGCAATTTACAACAGCAACAAACCTGAACCGATCTATGCTACGAGCGCCTCACCACGGACGTTTGCCAGCGATGGCCGCAGCCTGTACCGCAGCGTGCTGCGCCTCGCCATCCGCCAGCTCCATCAGCACCGTCGGTCGCATCACCGCCGGCACGTGCCGCTCCAATCCCTGCTTCCGGATCGCCTCGCTCGCTGCGTGCCCACTATGCGATCGCAATGAGCTAATCGCGCTCCACGCCGACACATCATCCACATAACCTTGTTGCTGCCGCTGCTGCTGCTGCTCGTACACAGCCAGACATCGTTGCCTATTCTGCTCTTGCTCCGCAAGACTATGCGAGAGGGGGATTGGTGAGTGATGCTGGTACCAGCCATTGACACCGCCGTTGGGAAACCGAAGCGCCGCACTGGGCAACTGCTGAATGCCGCTCACCCAGCCGCTGTTGGGGTTGTCAACTCCGCCGTAGGACATCTGATTGTGTCTGTTGTTGGACCATAAAAAGCCCAACAACAACTTCTTCAATCTTTCACACTCCCCTCTTGCATCACTCGTACGAGCCTCGGGTCGACTCCCCGATACGACCAAACGACCCGTGCACTGCAACTGCGTTGCCCAGACCCGCCAACCGGGCCGAATCCGCCTCGGTCATTAGACCGATCTCTCGCGGCTGTACCTCAGTGATGTCGCCGCCAGCTCGCGAGATCCGGGTGTGCGGCGGATGCATCAGGTTGCTAGCGGCGTCTGCATTGTACCGACCTGCCTTGAGCGCTGGGGTGGTGGCAAACAATCGGGGCTGGTGCGCCCGCTTGTCCCCATCACGGGCCTGCGTCTTGTCGACAGAAAGCATCGACCACACATCAACATCACCGCCGTGGCCACCCCAGCCACGCACCACCTGCGACTCGCTCAGCGACAGCTCGTTAGCTGCTCCCGACACTGCCTGCTTGAAAGGCGTCAGCATGTAGTTGGCCGCCTGCATATTCGCATAGTCCTCCAACTTCATCACCGAACCGTCCGCTCCGAGTCGGGCGTTGTTGTTAAGGAAGGACTCCATTGGTAATGCAAGAGAAATTAGCACGGGATCAATGATGCGCCGCCACCGCCCGAGCCAGGGTGGTCGCAAACGCCAATCCATCATGCGCCTCGCGTCCCGAGTGCGGATCAATCAGCACATCCTGTCCGCTAGTCTTGTATGATTCGCCAGTGCCATAGGGCCCTTTGCCCTTGCGCTCCACCGGCTCCTCTCCCGGTTGCACCTTGGGCACTGGCAAGCAAAAGAGCTCGCCACCCCGCGTGCAATTCCCCACATCGCTGTAGCAAAACTCGGCAAATCCAGTCTGATCGTTTGGCATCGTGGTGGACGGCATCGTGTTAAAGGTTCGGAGCGAATCGGCAAGATCGATCTCGCCTCCCAAATCGGCATAGAGCCGAGAACGGGTGGCGTCGTCCTTGGTGGTTTCGTCATCGCTCAGCATCCCCATTCCCGCCACATTCTGAATCACTGCGTCGTTGATCCGCTTCTCCACCTTGCGGTTGAAGGCTGGGGCCGCCGGCGGATTGTTACCATACTTGCCCTTGTTCGGTGGCAGCACGTTCATGAATGGATTCGAACCACTTGGCAGAGTAAACGGATTGGAATACGCCTGGCTTGGCTGCGGCTTAAACGGCGTCCCTGCCTCGGTGGCCGACGTCTCGAAGTTGGCCGGTTCCCCGTTTCGGGGCGTGATGGACGACTGGCGAACCGGATCAAACCGTTGTACCATCCCCTCTCGCTCACGAATCTTCAGCATCAGAACCGCAAACATCGTCGCACACGCCATAATCGTCGCCGAAATTGCTGATCCGTCCGTGATAAAGAGATAGACAATCAGCCACACGGCGATACCTGCCGTTAGAATGAATGCTAGAGGTTGCATTGGCTATCTTACTCACCGCTTTTTCCTTCCTGCTCCCTTCTTGCCACCATTCTTCCGAGGTGTGCTTCGCGGCTGGGGCTGCTCTGGCATCCATTCATTGACGTCGCCTCCTCTGGCGACACCAGACCCAGAAAGATCCAGAGTAGCCCCCGCCGTACCCCCAACATCACCCTCATACCCTCCTCTTGCAGCTTGGGCCTCTGCCATCTCGGCACGCTTCGCCGCCAGCTTTGCCTGCAACCGTTCGCGGGTTTTGGCTTTGCCAATCCTTTGGTTCAGCGCCGCCTTTGTGGCCGCCTGTGATGCCTTGGAACTTGCTGCCCCACCAAACATCTGTCGAAGGCGCTCTGCACCTGGGACCTCCTTCAGCTTCCCGACCACTTCGGCAGCTTCTTCCAAGAGTTCGCTTTCCTTCACTTCACCTGAAGCGATCTTCTCCTGGAGCTTGTTGCCGATCTTCTTAACCAACTTGATCATTCGCATCGGATCTCGCAGCAACTCCATCACCTCCTTCTGGGTGGCGTTCCGAGTGAGCCCCAGCTCACTGCCGACTTCTTCGGCAATCTCGGTCGCCAGCCGTCCTAGGTTCCCACCCATCAGTCCCGATATGTGCTCGGTGAACTGAGTTGCCGCCGCCTCGGCGTCCTCGGGCGTAGTATCTTCGCCTGTGTCCAGATCGGCAAAGGCCGCTTCAAGTTGTTCTTGTAGCTGTTCAGGTGTGATGGCTTCGAAGAGAGATGCGGTGTCGCCAAACTGAGACTTGTCGCTAATCTTCGGGATGAGATTGAACATGACCAGTTGAAGATGCTTCCAGATGGCATCACGGGTGCCCTCGGACAACCCCTCCGCAATCTTCCACACTTGCCGAAAGTCAACACCAGGCAATAATTCAATAGACTTGGTCGCTTTCAAAAAGACGACGTCGTTCTTCTGCAAGAGGTAAAAGAAGGAATTGGCATAGTGAGGCGCTGTGGCGGTGATGAACTGCTCTTCAGTAAGTTCTGTAATCGGTGTGAGTGAATCCGTTAGTTCGGGAAATGTTGGGAGCAAGTCAGTTACAAAGTTTCTGACTAGATCTATCAACGTATGCTCCCCTGCCTCTGTTTCTGTCGCTGCTGCCCCTGTCTCTGTTCCTGCTACAAATGCTGTTGGCGATGTGGATACCTGTTCTGTAGCATCTACCTCGTCCGACATTACCTAACCGAATCTGCGGTATCCTAAGTCCATTTTGAACCCGCTGGCGTAGCCGCCTTCTCGGCTTGGTACATGTTTGCCAACTTTGTCAACAGCTGGACATACTTCATCGTCTTGTCCTGATTGATTGGCGACAGATACTTGGCGCACTTCCGAATGCATTCGCACGCCTCTAACCACGAGGCGTCTTTGTCCTTGAGGTCGTTCTTGTAGTCACGGCTGATGAAACCCTCGATGTTGCCGGTCTCAATGTCATCGGCGTAACGCCGAGCATACTCTTGCCACATCTTGACTGCGATGGCCGGTGTCAGTTTGAGGGTTAGCTTGAGCGCCTTGACTCCGCGGATGGCCTCGGCTGTATCCTCGGGCTTGAGCACCCCTGAAATGTCTTCGATAAACTTGACCAACTGAGCGTTGAAAGCTCCAAGAAGAGACGCCATTATCTTGTATTCGGGGAAGGTTGTCTAAGAGGATTAATATGCGCATACCCCCCGCTTTCGGCACAAAGGGCCCGATAATAGGGGAATTGTAAGGAGGGTCCACATCCCTACACTAGACCTTTTGGGGCGGCGGAGGACCCGCACCCTGTGGCGGCTGCGACGGCATATCGATTCCCGCATCTCGCTGCGCCAGATAGGCATCATAATCAGCCGAAGTCACCTTCCCGCTATCACCCATGTCCCCCTCTTGCGCAGTCGGAATGGTCGGGTTATCGTGGATCCCCGCAAAATGGCTCGGCGCATTGGTGCGTCCGGTGCCCTTGGCCAATAGTGCCTCTGGATCGTCGTCCACATAACTAAAGGTGGTGCTGGTGCCACCACTGATGTCGGTGTAGGCCATGGGCTCTTTCTCGGCGCCAGTGGCAGCACGGGCTGCTCGTTCGGCTTCGGCCGCCAGTCGCTTTCCCACCTCGGGGCCCATATAGATGTTCTTGTCGCGGATGTCCAAGAGTGCTGGTACTGCGGTAACTCCCGGAGGGATCAACACCTGGCTTCCGTTGTCTAGCACTGCCATCAGCTGATCACCTCGGCGCACCTGCTGATCCACCGGTACAAAACGTAGTTTGTTCGTGATACCTTGTTTTGCCACCTGTCGAAGCAATTGTTGTGAGTGTTGACATGTTCGCCCGTAGTAGAGCACACCAAACATAGGGTTTGCCCGAGACATTGGTTCTCCTAATTGTAATCACAAGGTCGTCAAATTGACCTGGACGCATTCTCTTGGCGACAGACAGCACATCATGGCGCTCTCGCCCGAATCCGCTGCCGGTCCCGCTCCTGCTACCGCCGCTCCAGCGCCAGTCCAAAGGGTTCAGCGCCCGCAACTGACGCCTTTCAAAACAATCAAGGGAACCAAACACTTTACCCTATCAGGCGTTCACGTCTCGTTCGCCAATGCGATTCGGCGAACCATCCTAGGCCACATTCCGACGCTGGGCATCGTCGGCTATCCAGAGGCCGATACCACAGTAAAGATCGCTCTCAACACCACGCCATTCCACAACGAAATCATTAAGCAACGACTCGAGTGCATACCGTTTGGAGTAGACCCACTTAGCGATCCAGAAACGTCGTACCAGTTGGTCAACAACCTTGAGGTGCGGCTTAATGTCCGCAACGACGATCCATCGCAGGTCCGCACTGTCACCACCGCTGATCTCGAACTCTGGGACACCCAAGCAAACAAGCCATTCAGTCCGGAACAAAAGGCGCAACTGCTGCCGACCGATCCAGTGACCGGTGAGCACGAACTGTTGGTGGTCCTTCGTCCACCGGTCGGTAGCCAACCAGGGGATGCGCTGAAGCTAACCGCCACGGTGCAAGAAGTGGTGGCGGATAAATCTTCGGCGTATGCTCTTGCTTCCACATGCGCTTACGGCAATTCCGAGGACAAAGAGGCCAAGGAGCGTGCCTGGGCTGAAGCCGCTGGACCTACTCCGAGCACCGATCCGATGTTGCGCACTCTGTGGGAGGAGCAGGTGGGTCGCCAGTTCAAGTTGGATAACTCGTATGACTGGCAGCTGCGATCGATTGGTTGGATCACTGAAGGTCGGCTATTGGTGCGAGCAATCGAGGTTCTGCAACGTGACCTGGCCAAGATTGCCGAAAAGGGTGAAGCTGGAAATCTCAACGTTACCAAGGTAAAGAACACACTGGCACCGCACACGTTTGATGTGGAAATTACAGGCGACACTTACACACTGGGACATTTGCTCCGACACCAACTCTATGACTCGGTCACCCATTCCTCGGGAATGCTTCGGCTGGTAGGATTTGATAAGCATCACGCTCACGACAAGAATGGCGTACTGCGAATGGTCTTTCGAAACGATGCATCGGCGGCGAATGCGAGCCATCTGACGGCGCGTGCGGCCCGTGAGGCGATTGCGGTCTTTCAGGATCTACTGCCGCATGCACAAAAACTCGAAGCGTCGCAAGCTTCGAAGCCAACCGCCAAGAAGTAGATCCGCATCTGACAATTCGAATTGCAAGAGGAGGTTAAGGGGATGAAGAAAAAGACTAAGCAAGGATAGAAGGATGGAACCTTCCTTTTCCCTTGAGGTCGGCAGTGTCGTTCAACTGGTTCGGGACAATGACACGGTGGACGGCCCCTACCTTGTCAATTATCTTTCACCGACGCAACTGATCCTTGCAGATCCCGAGGGCAAGCAACAACTGCCAATTAGCAATGGAGAGATCTCGGCACCGCCGGGAGTTAAGACCCTTCGGATCATCTATACCCCCAAGACTGCTGGCTACGTGGCCCTCATCGGCGCCAAGGTAGGCGACACATTAGACCTGAGCCTCGCCGACAAGTCGGTTGTGAAGGCCAAGGTCCTTTCGATCACCAACGACATGCTCGAATTGCAGGTAGGTGAAAAGAAGCTGTATTTGGACTTTGCTTACCGAGGAATTGACCCTTTGTGGGGTATCGATGCCATCCGGGTCGCCAAGTCGGCCACTCGCGAAGCCGCACCGTCTCTCCCGTCGCCCAAAGCCGCACCCGGCCCCTCGTTGTCAACTCCTTCGCCCCCGTTGTCAACTCCTTCGCCCCCGTTGTCAACTCAGTCTACTGGCCCATCCACACCATATACTACCCCACCTACTCCTCTTGCAGATGAGGACGACGAAAGCGAAGCAACTGGCGAGGTCGCCCCTCCCGAAGAGGATCTGGATGCCTTTGAGCAGGCGCTCGAAGAGGGTGCATTTGTTGGTGACTTGGCAGCGGCCACCGTCCGTCCGCAGGTCCGGATGACCAATGTGCAGCAGGATATTATTCACGCCGACAAGATCAAATTCGTGGGAGCTCTTGGCGAAGTGCAACAAAGGGTGGCAGTGAGCGAAGATGTGCAGAGGTACACTCTGGATCATCAGGTGCAGGATCTGTTGGATTCGCTGCTCAGCGAACATCCAAGCAACCCTGATCCCCGTGTTCTCCGCCGCATCCAAAACACCATCAACAGCTACCGAGTGCTGTACCAGGACCACACCCGTATCGGCGGCAACGGCGTTGCGCTCGGGGCCGAACCCATTCAATCCACCCCCTTCCCTCTTGCAGCCGCTCTTGCCGACCCTGAGTTTTCCACTTTTTGGCTCTTGCCCACCACCGTTGCCGCCAAGAAGTTCTACGACACCGAAGGTGCAGATGAAGTGGGAGGTATAGACTATCAGCGGGAACAGATCATCGAGGCACAAAACGTAGCCGAAGCCAATGCCGAGCGGAACGAGCCACCGTTCCCCAAGGGTCGGGTGGCTGGCACGATCATGGCCGCACAGCCGTATTTGGAGCCGTACGCACCCGAGTTGGACCGGGATGAAGACGAGGATGATGGCGAAGGGGTTCCGGTGCCATTGCCAAAGCCGGCCACCCAAGTGGTAGTGACCACTGGAACGAATGAGGCGTATGCACTTAAAAAAGGGCAGTTGGAGGTGGTCTCGATGCTGACCTGGCGAGCAACGCCAACGGGCCAGTATGGCACCCAAGTGTCGGCGCCGTTGGGCGAGACTGTTGTAAAACATTTCCTGGTGGGTCCCGAGAAGCAGGTGGAACGCACTGGATATCTTTCGCTAGGTTTGGAGGGGGCAGAGTTGGCTCGGTATTTGCACGGCAATATCTACGATCGTGCGGTATCAACGAATTCTTCGCGGTTGTATGCGGCACGGATGAAGAAGCTGACCGAATCAGGCAAAGAGGCGACCGATGGCGCTCTGCCGGATCCTGGCGCAGTACCCTTCCGTTCCATGATGGAGTCTTATGATGTGTACTTGAACAAGCTAGCGCCCAAGGCGGAGGAGCTGGTGAACATGCTCTATCGACGTCAGCCTGGGCCTGTTAACATTCCAGCAGCCCAACGGGCTCTTGAGCCGTTTGGGGCGAAGATCAACAAGTTGCCATTCCATGCGAATATGGTGCTTCGGCTCCGAATGCAAGAGGCGATCGGACAGATCAAGGCCGCAGAGGCGCAGCGGCTAGCGGCCAACCAGCGCTACGCCAACATCCGTCCTCAGGCTTTCAGGCGATACAACGTGCGCGAACTCTATCCGCCCAATGCCGTCAAGCAATATCGTCTGCGCAACGACACTCTAGTGCTCGATGCGTTGGCTATGATGCTCCGGATCGATCAGGGTGCTGCGCTGTTCTATGACGTGTCGCTGAGCCAAAAGGATGCTTCGTTGCCGCGAGCGTTGGCAGACCGTGCTGAAACCCTGATGGCAGACGACAACCTCGTTCCTAAGACCCCCGAGGAACCAGCGCATGAACGCGAGAGAGCGGTAGAGCGTGGGTGTAGTCTGGGACAGGTGGCCAAGCACTACGCTACCGAGACCGCTATGAAGAACGATTTGCAAAAGGCGCTGACGGGTGGACTTAAGTTTGATGCCGAGCTGGATCCAACCCGGAAGGACGTGTTGGAGGCGGTGCCGCGTCCGCCCGGCATGGAAGACAACAAATACATCGATATACTTAGAGAGTATCTGACAAAGGAGAATGGTTTGCGGCCAAATGTGGCGCAAACGGAGGCCGAGTCGCTCGTGTCGGGGGGTCGCACGGTACAGGTTGGTGACTACGTAACCGTCGGTCCGCTTCGCACCGTGTATCGGTTGGGTCCGGGAGAGTGGATTGGTGATGAGCCCACAGCGCCTACGGGTGATGGTAAGAAGGTGTGCGCCGACAAGTTGGATTGTCTCGCGACCAAGACTGATTGCAGCACCCCAGAGGACACCAACAGCGAGGCAGTGGTCAGGATCCTTCGGCAAGAGGCCAACAAAATGTTTTCTCAGCCAAACGAACGCGAAACCTATGGAGAACGGGCACTGAGGGAGCTGCCACGTCTAATCGAGTTTGCCTTGGAGCGCAACACACGGGGGGGCGGCGATCTGGAGGCAGTAGGTAAGAGCGATGAAGAGGCCATCCAATCACCCCACATGCCCCTCTTGCAAGCCATTCTTGCCCAGAGTGATCTGGGAACCAAGCAGAGCGATCTGCGCCGGTTTGAGATGGAGTTCACGGTGCCCGGACCGACCGAGTGGGTGCGAGTGTGCAAGGACACCGGTGTCCCGATCTTCCCGACCTTCCTGAGTGAGCTCGCCGAAGCCTACTATCGTGGAGACTACGTGGATGCTCTGGAAAAGGTGTGCGCTACCCGGGGCACGTTGTCGGAAATGGGCGACTTGTGGGTGGATCGGTACAGCGGTATGACGATCAAGGTCATCGACTATGCGGTGGATCTTGATACAGCCACCGATACCTTGCCCGAGCCACCGGTGGTGTTACTTGCGGGGATGATAACCGATGACGGTCCCGAATCCACGTCGCAGGAGGCGGACATCACTCGGCAGACGGTCAAGGGCGTGGGATCAGCATTGGGAATTGAGTTGAGCGACGAACAGATGGAATTTATTCAATCGCAGGTGGTGATGGGTCTGGCGGCCCGACTGCCGAACCGCACCGATTATGAAGCCCGCAGAGAGCGTATGCGTGTCAAGGCTAACAAGACCCTGCCATCGTACGAGTACATCTCCGAGAACATGACAGTCATGCTTGCACTGTGTGGGTTCATTGTAGCGGTCCAGACGGCAGAGCGGCCAACTAAGGCGAAGCGGTTTATCCCAGGGTGTCCGCGGACGCTGGTTGGGTTCCCACTCAATCCTGATATCAAGGAAGATACGGCAGTCCGCACCGTGGCCTGCGTAGTTAACCGCATCAAGACCGACAATCCGCCGTGGACGACACTGGAGAAGACGGGTGAGCAAGCGCTGACAATGCAACTGCTGAAGTTTTTGTCGGTCATGTCGGAGACGCCGAGTGTAGCGGGGATGCTGGAGACGCGGCGGTCTGCGCCGGTAGAAACAGATGAGCAAGAGGGGGAGGGGGTGGTGGTTGGGGTGTGGACGGGATATTTGCCGCCGGCGGATCTACCGCAGCGAGGCGATCAGCGAGTTGAGAGCGATCGCTTCCGCCCGAGCTACGGCGAGCATCTGGCGACTGCGTGGGCTGCCATGAAGCCAGGGTTCATGCTCCAGTCAGAGGAGCGCAAGGTGGTCAAGGCGAACGAGCCGCAGCTCAAGACAATCAACGGCGTTCCCTACACGAACAATGCTTGCTGTGCGGGGAAAAGTGTGCGACCAAAAGACGCAGCGCAATTGGTTCGGTTGGCGGACGCGCTCGGACGGCGAACGTTGGAGTGGCAGCGATGCGTTCATTCACCAGCCTTTGTGCTTATCAAGGACACCAAGCCGGTCTATCCACCGATACCGCAAGAGGATGACGAGGAGACCGAAGGGGCAGTGATTCGACGATATTGCGGTGGTGATCCGAGTCAATCGGCGTCGGCATTGGCCGAGTGCCCGGGTCCAGAACAGAGCCGTCGGGTGGGATCGTTGCGGGTGCGAGTTGACGAGGTGTTGGCGGCAGTGTTCCGGGGGTCGACGGTGCCCGATCCTCTACCCGCCGTTGTGCCACGGCCTGACCCCCGGGGGTTCAAGGATCGTGCTCTGGCGTTGGCTCAACTCTGTGTGGATGTGGTTAACTCGGCCGCTGGCGACCGAGCGCTGCTGGATCAGGCGATGCAGCTCCGGGATTCTGCCGAAACAGCTGTAAGGACCGAAATCGAAAAGACCAAAATGGCGACAGCGTTGAGGCAAAACACCTTGCGATCAATCCAGGCAATCACCCGTATCGACAACATTGATGATTTGATTTCTGCGACTCAGTGGGTCTCACGCACATGGCCGGCAATGATCACCAACGAGGTGTCGTCAACTCCGCCCCCTCCGCCAACGCATTGGGGTCTCAGTTATCGGCACCAACAAGACGTAATGAACCTATGGACCCGACAAATCCAGGCTTTTGCGCCATTCTACGGAAACGAACCGCTTCGTCCACTGCTCCTCGGATCCCTCGGCACCCCTCATCTTGCAAAATTGCTGTCCGACACTCACGAATCGGTCCGTGTTCATATCGGACCCAACCCAGGCGACCCGCTAAACAATATTATGGTGGTTTTGGCACAGACAGGCCTGCTGATTTCTTTTGACATTGGACGTTTTTCTCCTGAAGGGGTGGCGTTGCCGAAACAACTGGGAACGTTGCTATTGGTATTGGCTCAGATGACCAGCACCCGAATCTCCTCTACTCGGGAAGCATTGGAGAGCTTGCGCCGCCGGCTGCTGGTGGCCAAGGAAAAGGAAAAGGACCAAATCACCAACTTCCTCAAGAACATGACTGACGAACAGCGAGAAATCGAAAACCTGATGAAGAACAACAAACTGGGCAAGTGGGCCAAGGGGCAGAGCAAGGAGCTCTATTCTTACACAAAGGAGTCGTACGACGCAGAGATGGCGGTTATCGAGTCCCTTGAGGCAAACGATGTGCAATTGCAAGATGCGCTTGGTCGGGTGCGGGTAGGCGCCGAGATCAACGAGCTTATCGACGACCCGGATGTGGCGGAGGCAATGGACATGTCGGGATTGGCCGAGGACGACGACTTTGGCGATTTGGATGGTGATGAGGCTTTCTGAGCGTATGTTAGCAGCCTCCGATGCTCTCTCACGATAACATCATGCTGACGGCGGTTGCGATCTTCATCTTCTTGTATGCGGCGTTGGTCTATTGGCGACCAGCGGCTGTGTTCGATGCCAAGGGGAACATGCGTCCCTTTGGTATCGGACGGCATGAGACCACAGTCGTGCCGTTGTGGTTGTGTGTGATGATGTTGGTGGTGCTGAGCTATGCGGTGGCGAAGCGGATGGCCTAGGGCGACCCCCTGGCGAGTTAATGCTGATGCGTGTAGGGTAGGGGACTTGCAGTCCCCCTACGACCCCCTGGCGAGTTAATGCTGATGCGTGTAGGGTAGGGGACTTGCAGTCCCCCTACGACCCC